GTGGGCCAAGCGCGGATGGTGCGCGGACTCGCTGTTCTGTCTGCTCCTTCGGAAGGACGGGGTTTATGTCCTGGGTGAGATGCCAAAGGAGCTGAGCGCGTTTGTCGTGTGCCACAGAATCCACCTGATGCTTTCCCAGAAAGGAATGACAATACGATGAATGAAATGATCTTGTACTCCTGCGACGCCGCCGCCATGACGGTACAGCCGGAAAAACGCACCGGCAACTACTGGATCTCCACCCCCGCCGGTGTCCCCGCCAAGCTGACGCGCGGCGTGGACTTCGGCATGATCCGCAAGAAGGACGGCAGCGCCATGAGCAAACACCCAACGCTGTTCAAGGCCGGCGCTGAGAAGGTAGCCGTGGCTTATGGTCTGTGCCAGAATTACGAACTGGTCAGCCGGATCGAGGACCCGGCCAACGGCTTTTTCTATTTCCTGGTCCGCTGCGACCTGGTGAAGATCGTCAACGGCGAGCGCTACGTCATCACCAGCAGCTACGGCAGCGGCAACACCCGGGAGGGCCGCACCGGCTCGCAGTCCCCCTATGACGGCGCCAACTCCGCGCTGAAAATGGCCCAGAAGCGGGCGCTGGTGGCGGCGGCGTTGTCTCTGGGCTGCCTGTCGGACGCCTTTACACAGGATCTGGAGAGCGACACCGAGGACGGCGAGGCGTACTTTACGGGCAAAGACCCGGAGCGTCCCATCACCCCCGCGCAGGTGAAATTTTTCTACGCCGCCGCCGCGCGGCACGGACTGACGAAGCAGGAAGCCAAGGCTCTGTTGAAAGCGCATGGCTACGAAAGCGCGAAGGACATCCGGTCCGGGGACTTTGACGCCCTGCTGGAAGATATGGACAAGGAGGATGCGTGAATGTACCTGAAAGGCATCAAGGACTATGACCGGCAGGGTAAGGCGCGGGAGACCGGCGTCTTTGCCGGTCCTGTATCCCGGGACGGGGAACTGCGCCGGTCCCAGAACGGGAAAACGTATGGGCAGATTTCCGTCCGGGCCTTTGGCCGGCAGGACGGCACGGCGGCCTTCATGACGCTGAAATCCTTTTCCGATGCGGACGCCCGCCGCATTGCCGCACTGCATAAGGGGGACCGCATCTTTGCCGCCGGCGTGGTGGACAGCCGGGACTATAACGGCAAGACCTACACGGATATGCTGGTGGACCTGCTGCTGGTCCCGAACGACACCGCCGCCAACCTGGCGGACCTGGAGCGCCGCATGGACTCCGCCGGGTTTGATACCGGCGGAGATCCGATCCCGCTGAACGAGGAGGACACGGATGAAGGACTTCCTTTCTGAGCAGTGGGCATCTATTCCTGGTTACGAAGGCATCTATGAAGCGTCTGACGCCGGGCGCATTCGCTCTTGCGAAGGGAAAATAACGCTATCTGACAGACACGGCATCCGCCGTTGGAAACAGAGGATATTAAAACAAAAATTCCATCCTGGTAAGAACGGCCGAATTGACGCAAGGATATGTCTCTACAAAGACAAGAAACCCAAAACGTTTCTGGTGTCGCGGCTGGTTGCTATGGCTTGGTGCAGCGGATATTCTCCAGATTTGACTGTCAACCATAAAGACGGCAACCCTCTGAATAATGCCGCCGACAACTTGGAGTGGGTCACGCGAGCACAAAATATTCAAGAAGCCTTTTCCGCTGGACTCTATGCGGGCATCGAAAAAGAAATCTGCCTTGTACGCCTTGCCGACAACACAAGGCTGGCATTCCCCTCTTGGAGCGAAGCCTCTGCGCACCTCGGACATACCAGAGGTTATATCAGCAACTGTTTCGCCCGAGGGCGAGCCCTCCGTGATACATCAGGGTCCTATTACAGAATTGAGCGATAACAGGAGGAATACCCCATGCAGCTAGGAATGTTGCCGGACGCCTCACAGTATCTGGTGTATGAACCCCGCTTTCTGGACCCTGACGCGCCGGAGGGCCTGTGGCTGTGTACGGACGCGGAGGACGCCGCCGCCGTTGAGATCAACGCGGCCTGCCTGGCCGCCGGCGTCCCATGGGAGGCCCTGCGCCTTTGCCGCACCTTCTTTGAGGCGTTCTCTTGTGTCCTGGTGGTGGGCGCCGACAGCGCCCGCAGGGCCGCGCTGGCGGACGCCCTGCGGCGTCAGGTGCCGTCTGTGGAGGTCTGCGTCACAGCACAAAGCGCGTATCTCGGCTGCGGATCCGTCAGGGAACTGCGCGAGACTCACGGACTGGAGCGGGTGGAACGCCTGTGGGAGGACGCGGAAGAGCTGCCGCCTTACGGACTGGTGGAGATGTCCAGCGTGGAGGCGGTGGACATCTCCCACCAGCCTCACGCCAGATCCGGTATCCCCGGCCTGGACCAGCTGATCGGCGGCTTGTACGAGGGGGAGCTGTCCCTCTGGACGGGAAAGCGCAAGGAAGGGAAATCCACGCTGCTTGGTCTCCCCATTCTTTCCGCCCTGCGGGAAGGCCGCCGGGTCTGCGTCTATTCCGGGGAACTGCCCACCTGGCGCTACAAGGCGTGGCTGCTGGCGATGGCTGCCGGGCCGGACTATTTGCTGGAGGAGGCGACCGACACCGGGAAAAGCGTGTGGGTCCCCCGCCCGGAGATCGCGCGGCAGGTGGACCTGTGGTGGAAGCGCCGGCTCTTCCAATTCGATCACCGGGCAGCCGACATCCACAAACCGGAGGTCCTGCTGGGCATTATGCGCTATGCCTGGAAGCGGTATGGCTGCAGCGTCTTTGTGGTGGACAACCTGATGACCGTGGATCTGACGGGCGAGGACTACTACCGGGCCCAATCCCGCTTTGTTGGGCAGCTGGTGGACTTTTCCCACGAGACCAAGGCCCATGTCCACCTGGTGGCGCACCGGCGCAAGGGCGGCACTTCCAAGGGCAGCAAAGGGGACAGCGACGACGTGTCCGGCTCCGGCGATCTGACCAACCGGGCGGACAATGTTTTCGCCGTCAGCCGCGCGGAGGATGACGAAACACTCTATGACGCCCGTCTGGAGATCCTGGCAAACCGTGACTTTGGCGCCACGGGCACTCTGCTGCTGCACTTTGACGTCCGGTCCCGCCGGTATTACGCCTCCACGCCCAACTGGCGCTGCGGCTGGGAGCCGGAGCATCTGGCGCAGGAGACACTGAAACCCTTTCAGGAACTGACCGGCCCAGACGCGGACAATCCATTCTGAGCGAGGGAGGGCCTTACATGAAATTCACGATCCCCTATCCGCCTACCAAGGCCGGCAGAACCGCATGGAACAAGCGCTACGGCCTGAACGCCTACTATTCCGGCAAGCACTGGCAGGCCCGCAAAAAGGACGCGGAGACGCTCCACACGCTGGCGCTGCTGTCTATGAAAAAGGCCGGCATTCGCAAGCGTCTGCTCCCGTATCCCGTGGAGATCACTTTCCGCTGGGACGATGGCCTGGACATCGACAACCACGCCGTGCTGGGCAAGGCCTTTGTGGACGCCATGAAGGGCTACATACTGCGGGACGATACGCGGCGGTTTTTGCGGCGCGTCACGCACGAGTTCTGGGACGGCGGCTGTATGGAGGTTGAGATCCGAAGACTGTACACTGACGAGGGCGAGACGGTATGACCTACAATCAGATCGTTTATCGCCGCCGGCGCGCGGCCGGCCTGTGTGTGGTCTGCCAAACCCCTACCGATAAGAGCCGCTGTCCTTCCTGCATGGCAAAACAAATCGAGTACGTTAAGCGCTATGAGTGGAAACGCCACCACCGGCCGCGTTGAACGAGGAGGACTGACATGGAGGAATATATCAGCCGGGAGAGGCTTTTGCGTGACCCTTGAGAAGCCGAAAGGAGGCACAAAGCAATGTATAAAGATGAATATGACCCCTGCCAACATTGTCCCTACCAAGACGCCTGTGATGTGTGGGAGGCAAGCGTTTGTCCGATGATAGATCCGGACGCAGACCCATGGGACATTTGAGGAAGGAGGCCTCTATGTGGGAGCAATTTATTGATGACTGGGAAAATAGTAGGGCTGGCAACGAAGGTGGGCGGAGCGCGACGGCAATGAAAGTTATCTACCGTCTGATGTGCATCATGAGCCTTATTGGGGGACTGGCATTTGCCAGACAGGGAGGCACGGCGCAGACGGTTTGGTTCTGCACGATGGCATTGATTTTCTATGATTGTCAGAAGGAGTAAACCGATGGCTGAATTGAAACCGTGCCCTTGTGAAACCTGCGAAGTCCGAAAAGGGTATGCCAGAGCGTTTGATATGCATATTTGGGGCGACGATTGCCCGTATGTCTGCGAGAAGTTTGAAGAATGGAACCGAACGGAGGCCACACCATGAAATTCAAGAAAGACGGGAAGGTGTTTGAGGATATTAGGGCTGCTCGTTACGTATACTGCCAGAACGCTAATTATTGCAGAAGATGCGATGTAGGGGCAAATTCTGCGAGGGACTGCATTGATTTGTGCAAAGACATGCCAGCCGAAGCCGCCCGCCTGATGGGCTATGAGGTGGTGGAGGATGGCAAGCAGTCAACTACCAGTCAAGTAAACCAGCCAGAGACAGTCAACTGTCGGTCAAGTAAGCCTCTGCGCGACTGGACGCTGGGGGAGGCAAAGGAATATTGCGAGAATAATTCTGGACTATGCAACGAGGTTTTTTGCCCGCTCAAATCATTTTGCGATTTCTTGGAGGCGAGGCCGCCGGAACTGTTTGCCCCCGGATATTGGGCCTTGACCGAAAAACCCCGCTTCACGCCGTGGGCCGTGGGGATTGCGAAGGGGATTGTAGAGCTGCTTACCGACAAGTGGAACGAAATAAGAATAAGCAGGTGCCATAATGGTACGCTCTTGATTGTTGGGAAGAACGGGTTGGAAGTGGAGATAAACAAAACGCTCTTTCCGTCCATTCGTCCTATGCAGTCCATCAAGCTCTCCGACATCGTGGGAGGCAGCACATGACGGGAGCGGCATATAACCCCAGAGACCCGCGAGAGCAATGGGTGGAGATAGCGGGATACAAATACCGATACCGCGTCAGCAATAAGGGCCGCGTCCAGAAGATGCGGGCAGACGGGACGTGGAAAGATATGACACCGTCAAACTATGGTGGCTCCGCTTGGCGCATACAGCTTACACTGCCTGACGGCACAAGATCGCGAGTGGCTGTGTCTGCTCTGGTAGCGGACGCTTTTCTGGGAGGAACACCGCCGGGGATGAGGCGGTGCCACAAGAACTGTGCGTACAGCGACAACTCTGTCGAAAACATTGTTTTCCTGACCAACGCCGAAGCGGCTAAACGCTACCGGCCCGGAAACAGCCGCCCAGTGGTGAAGCTGGAT